TTCTCGCTGAGGCTCAGGCAGTCGTTGATGCCGCCGAGGCAGAAGGACGTGACCTGACCGCAGACGAGGACAAGGCAATCGCTACCTCACTCCGTTCCGCCGCAGAACTGGACGACAGCATCAAGACCCACAAGGAACTTGAAGCACGTTCGGCTGACGCAAAGGAACTCCGTGCAAAGGCTGGCATTGATAACGCCACCCGAGTCACCCGTGAATCCCGTACCTACGAGCGCAACAACGGCGCATCGTTCCTCGCTGATGCTTATTCCGCACAGTTCCGCAATGACTACGCCGCCTCTGAGCGTCTCGCACGTCACATGCAGGAAGAGCGTGTTGAGCGTCGTGACGTGACCAGCGCAAACTTTGCTGGGCTTATCGTGCCGCAGTTCCTCACCGAACTCGCCGCACCGTTCGCTCGTGCAGGTCGCCCTGTTGCAAACGTTGCACGCAAGCACCAGTTGCCTGCTGAGGGTCTGACCATCAGCATCAGCAAGGTCACCACTGGTTCCAGCACCGCAGTGCAGACCGAAGGTGCCGCCGTTTCCGAAACGAACATGGACGACACCAAGTTGGACGTGTCGGTGGTTACCGTCGCAGGTCAGCAGACGGTCAGCCGTCAGGCGCTCGAGCGTGGCACCAACGTTGACAGCCTCGTGATGAACGACCTCGTTTCCTCGTACCACACAACGCTTGATGCTCAGGTTGTTGCAGAACTGCTTGCCTCGGCTGGTCAGACGGTCACCTACACCGATGCCTCGCCAACGGTTGCGGAACTGTACCCGAAGATGGTTGATGCCATTCAGAAGGTTCAGACCACGTTCTACGCTGGTCCGAACGCAATCATCATGCACCCACGCCGTCTTGCCTTCATCATGGCATCGCTTGACACCACCAACCGTCCGTTGGTTGTTCCTGCGGCACGCAACATGAACGGCATTGCCTCGGGCAACGGCGCAGTGGAATACGGCAACAGCGGCTACGAGATGTTTGGTCTGCCCATCATCACCGATGCCAACGTGTCCACCGCACAGGGCGCAGGCACCAATCAGGACACCATCTACATCGGCAACTTGCAGGAACTTCACCTGTGGGAAGATGGCAGTGGCGAACCCATGTACCTGCGCTTTGAGCAGACCAAGGGTGCTGAACTGGACGTGCTGTGCGTCGTGTACGGCTACGCCGCTTACACGGCGAACCGCTACCCGAACGCATGGGCGCAAATCAACGGAACGGGTCTGGTCACTCCGACCTTCTGATTCCAACACACGGCATTGTGAGTGGGTGGCGGTCGTTGGGGTCGCCACCCACTTCACATGAGAGGCAGACATGAACAAACACATTGAAGCACTACTGGTTGAGCGTCACGGTTACGAGATGCGCAACCTGCCTGAGCGAGTCAAGGCGGTTGATGCCGCATTGCGTGAACTCGGATACGAACACAAATACATGACGAAAGAAACCGCAACGGCTGAACCCGTTGAGGAACGTGCCGTCATTTCGCCTGCGCCGAAGCGCAAGAAAGGCTGACAGTGGCAATCAGCAACGGCTATTGCACGCTCGCTGAGGTCAAAGCAGCCCTACGGCTCACAGACAACGCTGATGATGGCTTGATTGAGAAGGCGATTGAAGGCGCATCACGTCGCATTGACGGCGTAACTGGTCGCTGGTTCTACAAGACTGCCTCCACAGCAGTGAGCCAATACCCTGTGGACTCATACAACGTGTCCGTGCAAGACATGGCAAACACAACCATCATTGTCAAAACTGATGATGACGGCGATGGAACGTTTGAGAACACATGGACACAAGGCACGGACTATCAACTAGAACCATTGGACGCAGGCTTGAATGGTCGTCCGTATCGCCGCATTGTTGCCATCGGCGGCAAAACGTTCCCGTTGCAATACAACCCTGACCCTGCGTTGGTGCAGGTGACCGCACAGTGGGGTTGGCAGGACGTTCCGCATGACGTGCGAGAAGCCGCAATCCTGTTGTCCATTCGTGGATTTGCCCGATACAACGCCGCACTCGGCGTGGTTGGTTTTGCAGACATGGCAATCCAAGTCCGTGCTGTTGACCCTGACGTGCGTGACCTTCTCGCCCCGTATCGCATCATCGGTGTTGCATGAGTACACCAGCCACCGTCAATCAAGTTGCGACAGCAATCCAAGCGAAACTGGCAACCATCTCAGGCTTGCGGACGTACAGTTACCAGCCCGAAGCAATCAATCCGCCACCTGTGGCATACCCAGAACTCACGCAGGTTGTGTATCACCGTTCCATGGGCAACGGCACTGCACTCACACAAATGGAGTGGTTGATTCACTGCATCGTCGGGCGATACACAGACAGAACGGCACATGACCTGCTAGACCAATACTTGTCGGCAACAGGCGCAAAGAGTGTGCGTGCGGCGATTGAAGCCGACACAACGCTCGGTGGTGTGGTGCAGGCAAGCCTCATCTCAACATCGGCAGACATTTCAAGTTTGACAACTGGCGATGCTGAGTTTCTGCAAATCCAGTTCACACTCACAGTTCACACATAAGGAGAAACAATGGCACAGCAGTTCAAGGTCATCAGTGACCGTTGCACGCTCGGTGAAGTTGGCGCAATCGTCACTCCCACCGACATGTCGGCTGATAACCTCGCCGCATTGGTTGATGGCGGTTTTATTGAAGCCGTAGCAACCAAGTCCACGAAGTCTGACGCAGAAGGAAGCAAGTGACATGGCTGTTTTGGTTCTCAAAGATGCCTCAATCACCATCAACTCGGTTGCATTGAGCGACCACGCAAACAGCGTGACGCTGAACTATGAGATTGATTCGGTTGAGGTGACGGCATTTGGCAGTAGCGGACATACCTTCACGGGTGGATTGCAGAACAACAGCATTGACATTGAGTTGATGCAGGATTTTGCCGCCTCAAACGTGGAAGCAACCGTGTATCCGCTTGTTGGCACGACAACCACCATTGTCATCAAGCCCACGTCCTCTGCCGTTTCGTCCACCAACCCGTCCTACACCATCAGCAATGCCTTCTTGGCGGCACATACGCCCGTTGCAGGCGCTGTTGGCGAACTCGCAATGACCTCGCTCTCCTTCACGGGCGGAACGCTCGTCAAGGCAACCTCGTAAGGAAAAACAATGGCTGTTCTCGTTCTCACCAATGCACACATTTCGGTTGGCGGCACTGTGTTGTCCGACCACTCCAACAGCGTCACGCTGAACTACGAAGTGGACTCGGTGGAAATCACGGCGTTTGGAGACTCTGGACACAAGTTCACTGGCGGACTCCAAAACAACTCGTGCGACATTGAGTTGATGCAGGACTTTGCCGTATCGCCTTCCAACAGTGTTGAAGCAGTCCTGTACCCGTTGGTTGGAACAACCACAACGCTCATCATCAAGCCAAACGGTGCAACCACCTCGGCAACGAACCCTGCCTACACACTCACTGGCACATTCCTTGCCGCCCACACTCCTGTGGCTGGTGCAGTCGGTGAACTGGCAATGACCAGCGTTTCCTTCACGGGCGGAACCATCACAAAGTCCACCACACCGTAATCAGAAAGAAAGCAGCGAATGAAAATCAGATTGACCGTTGAATGGAACGATGGCACCAAGAAAGACGTTGATGCCGTCTTTGCCGATTTTGTGGCGTTTGAGCGCACATGGAATCGCAGTGTCACCAAGTTTGAGCAGGAACTCCGCCTGACCGATTTGGCATGGCTTGCATGGCACAGCGAGAAGCGCAACAAACAGCACACGATGCAGTTTGACCCTGATTGGATTGGCACAGTCGCCACGATTGGTTTGACTGACGACGAAACTGAGGAACCAGTCCCTTTGGACAAGAATCAGCCCACTGGCTGATTGCGTGGCTGGCGTTGGAATCAGGCATTGCACCAGCAACGTTGTTGAATGAATCTGAGGAAATGCTGAACACGATGATTGCTGTTGCGCAATGGCGGCACAAGCAACCAAACAAGAGAATGTAGATTGGCACCATGATGCAGGTCGGAGTTTCCATTTATGGCTTGAAGCCAGTGCTTGAAACTCTCCGATACGTTGACCGTGACCTCTACAACCAAACAACAAAAGACATACGCAAGGTGTCTCAACCGTTGGTGCAGAAAGTCAAAGGCGATTTTCCAACGTCCGTGTTGTCAGGGTTCATGCGTCCTGCACAGAACAGCAAACGGCGTGGCGGTGCCTTCCCTCACTATGACGTGAAGAAAGCCCGACAGGGCGTTGGCGTGAAAATCGGTGGACGCAAAAACCAGATGACCAACTCATGGCCTGTTGTGCGTATTCAGCAGAAGAACGCTGGCGCAATGATTTTTGACATGGCAGGCGCAAAGAATCGTGGCGGTACGTTCGTCAAGAATCTTGAAAAAGAGAAGTACGGCAGAGCATCACGAGTCATGTGGAAATCGGTGCGTTCCAACCTTCCTCTTGTGGAGAAAAACATCAAAGACGCTGTGGAGAAGGTGGAGAAGGCAATCAACGCACAGTTGCAAACAAGCATTGAGCGACGTGAGAAACAAAGTGCGTTCACGAAAACGCAGGGACGCAACGCCCTCGGACAGTTTGGCGGTTAGTTGTGGCTATTTCAGTCCCCATCATTACGACCTTTGATTCCAAAGGCATCACAAAGGCAATCAAAGACTTCAAGAAACTGGACAGCGCCAGTGCCAAAACAGCGTCGGTCATGGGCAGTCTGGACTCTGGCGCACGCAAGTTTGCTGGTGCATTTGCCAAAGTCGGTGCGGTTGGTTCGGTTGTTGCAGGTGTTATTGGCACCAAACTTGTTGATGCCGCTGTGGAATCAGCAAAAGTCATGGCACAAACTGAGGCGATTATTGCCGCCACAGGTGGTGCGGCTGGTGTAACAGCCGAAGAAGTATCCGCACTGTCACGCACATTGTCCGAGCAGGTGGCGGTTGATGATGAACTAATCCAAAAGTCTGCCAACTTGCTGTTGACGTTCAAGCAGGTTCAGAATCAGACAGGACAGAACAACGACATTTTCAATCGTGCCGTCAAACTGTCGTTGGACTTGGGCAATGTGTTCGGTTCAACCGATGCCGCCGCAATGCAACTCGGCAAAGCATTGTCCGACCCAGTAAAAGGAATCAACGCACTGCGTCGTGCTGGAATCAACTTCACTGAGGACCAAAAGGAACTCATCAAGAAACTGGTTGACAGCAACGACACATTGGGTGCGCAAAAAGTCATTTTGCAGGAAGTGGAGTCACAGGTTGGTGGCACTGCGGCGGCAACTGCAAGCGATTTTGAGCGTATGCAAATAGCGTTGGGCAACCTTGCAGAAGATTTTGGAACGATGTTGTTGCCTGTGGTTTCAAGCATCGCTCGTTTCGTGCAAGACCAAGTCATTCCTGTGTTCCAAAACTTTGGTCAAGTTGTCGGCAGGGAAGGCGTTGGCGCAGGCATTGAGTATCTGATTGGCAAAGGTGTCGGCGCAATCATGTCGCTTGGCACATTGGGCAAGATTGTTGCTGGTGTCACGTTGGCGTTTGGTGCGTTGCGTGTTGCCACTGTGACCTACACAACGGTGCTTGGCGCATTGAAGATTGCCGCAGAAGTTCTGAACATCACGCTCAATGCCACCAAAGTTGCCTTGATGGCGGCTGGTGGTGTGACGGCATTGCTTGGTGTGGCGGCTCTCGCCTATGGCATCTATTCCAAAAGGAAGTCTGATGCCACTGACCGCACGTTGGAGTTTGCGGAAGCCTTGAAACTGGAAGGCGAGGCACAAACAGATGCGTTGGTGAAGTTGTACAAGTCGGACGAAGCGTTCAAGGAAAACATTGACACGCTCACAAAGTTCAACTTCAACCTTCAAGACTTTGAGCAATACCTTGAAACAGGCGCAGGCGGTTTGCTCGCATTGGAACAGGCGGCAGGCAAGTATCTGGACACTGGTGTGCGCATTGACAAGATTGTGCGTTCAGGCAGTGATGCCATAACCAAACAAAATGTGGCGTTGTACAACCTACGCAATGAAGTGCCACAACTCAAAAACGCTACTGATGAACAAATCTTGGAGTTCTTGCGCCTTGTGGACACGATGCGTGTCATGCGTGCCGAAACAGTGCGAACGCAAACGGCTCTCGGCTCTGTTACTAATGCTCTCGGCAATGCCAAGTCCACAGGTGTTGCACCTCTTGACGCAGAACTACAAAAGTTGTTGGACGACTTGAAGAACACCGACACGGATACAACCAAAGTTGGTAAGACGGTCAAGACAGCGGCGGAAAAGTTCAAGGAGTTCACCAGTGCCTTGAAGGGTTACGGCGCAGACCAACGTTCGTACAACTCTGCCGTCAAAGACACCACGAAAGCCAAACTGGACTTGACGAAGGCAACCGAGGAAGTCACCCGTGCGCAGGAACGCTTTGACCAAGTGGTTCGTGGATACGGCGCAGGCAGTGACCAAGCCAGAAAAGCCGAGGCAGATTTGGCTCAGGCGAAGCGTGACCAAGTGCGTGCGTCCATTGACGTGACTCGTGCCGAACAGGGCGTGATTGATGCACGACAGAAGTTGACCGACATGCAGAAGGCGGCTGACCCTGCCGCATTGGCACAGTTGGAAGATGACGTGACGTTGGCAAAGTTTGGTCAGGCTGATGCTGAGAAGGCATTGCAGGACGCTCAACGAGCCAATGACCCTCGTGCGGTGGCTGAGGCACAGATTGCGTTGCGTGACGCTATTGCTGGCGTGACGGCGGCTGAACAGGCGTTGACCACTGCACGGGCTGGTGCTGACCCTGCCGCAGTAAAGGCGGCACAGGACGAGTTGACGCTTTCGGAAATCGCTTTGACTGAGGCAAAGAACGCCGAAATAACCGCAACCAACAACATCACGATTGCTCAGACGGCGTTGAATGAGGCAATCAATGGTGCGGCTGTCGGTTCAACGGCGTACAAGGACGCTCTTGCGGAGTTGAACTCTGCCAAAGAAAGCGAAGCATCACAGGCTGACGCTGTGGCTGAGGCTGTTGACCGTGAGGCACAAGCCAAGTTGCGTTTGGCTGATGCCGAGCGTGAAGTGCGTGCCGCACGAACAGGTTTGACGGCGCAACAGGTGAAGCGTGCGCAGAAACAAACAGGCGTACAGGCACCCAAGAAGAAGAAAGGCAACAAGGCGGCTGGTGGCATGGTTGATGCTGGCTATCCGTACATTGTCGGTGAACGTGGACGTGAAATGTTTGTGCCGTCAACATCTGGCAAGATTGTGCCGAACAATCAGATTGGCGGCGGAGACGTGTACAACATCACCATCAACAGCAAGATTGCCGACGAAACATTGCCTGACCTCATCGTGACCGAGTTGCGCAAATACAACAAGCGGTCTGGTGCGTTGAACATTGTGGTGGCGTAATGGGCGGTCTTGCAGACCTCGGCACATACAAGGTTGAACTGGACGCAGGGTTTCTCCAAGATGCCTTGTACCTCGGCACGTCAACACTCGGTGGTCCTGCCGTGCTTGGTGGCACAACCACATTCTTTGACGTGACGCAATACGTTGTTGGTGTGGCAATCAAACGTGGACGTTCCAGTGCGGACGCACAGTTCGGTGCTGGCACATGCACAATCGTGATTGATGACCTGAAAGGTGAGGACAAGTTCAGCGTTGCCAATCAAGCATCGCCGTATTGGAACACAGAACGTGGACGACTCGGGTTTGAGCCACGCAGGAAAGTCCGAATCAGCCGCAACGGCGAATCATTGTTTTACGGATTCATAACTGCCTATGACACCGAGTTTTCACAGGACGACCACAACATGGTGACTGTTTCTGCCGCTGACGGATTCTTGAATCTGTCCACAACGACAATCACCGAGTTCACTCCACCTGCCGAGAAGTCGGGGGCAAGAGTTGACCGAATCTTGGCACGCCCAGAGATTGCATACCCGATTGACCCTGCGCCAATCATTGCCGAAGGCGTAGCCAATCTGTCGCCTCTGACCGTGTCATCACAGGCGGCGTTGACGTATCTGAACAAACTGATTGAGACCGCAGAACAGGGACGTTTGTACGTCAACAGGTCTGGTTCATTGGTGTGGGAAGCACGCACACCAAAAGCCACAGCAGAAACACCGTCAACGGCATTTGCTGATGATGGTGTGGGTATTCCGTACCAAACATTGGAAGTGAACTATGAGTGACGCAGTTGTTAGAGCGTTCTCCATCACGCCAATCAGCATCATCAATGACGTGACTGTTGAGGTTGAACCGACACCAACCGAACCAACACCAACGCCGCAAACCACCACGGACACAACATCGCAAGACAACTATGGCGTGCAATCAATCGTCGTGCAATCACTGCTCGCCACTGACGAGGACGCAGAACTGTTGGCGGACTACCTGATACGCCCTGAGCCAAACTTTTGGTACACGGCATTGACGGTCAACATGGCACGTTTGACCAATGCGCAACGCATCACCGTCTCACAGTTGGAAATCGGCTCATTCGTCAGCGTCACCAAGTCCTACAAATACGGCACACCATCAATCGTCCAAAAAAATCTGTATGTGGAAGGCATTGAGCATCGCCTGACACCAAGCGGTCACACCGTGGAGTTGTATTTCTCGCCCGTTGGTTTCACCCAAGAATGGCAAGAGGTCACGCCGACGCTCACATGGAACGACGTGGCAGATGGTCTGTCATGGACTAACCTCATCTGGACAATCCTGTAAGGACGCATCATGGGAACAACACCGAACTACGCCATTCCATACCCAGAGCCAACGGATTTTGTTACTGACGGCGCAACGGCAATGGAGAGTATCGCCGAGAAGGTGGACGACATTCTTTCCACAGGGGCGGCGGCACGCAACCTGTTGTACAACGGCGCAATACAAGTCTGTCAGCGTTCAACATCTGCTGTCACAAGCATTACATCAAGTGGTTACTTCACCGCAGACAGATGGAACTCGTTTATCAATACTCTCGGCACATGGACACAAACACCCGACACTGATGTTCCGTCTGGTCAAGGTTTTCGCAGGTCATTCAAGATGACTTGCACAACGGCTGATGCCTCACCAGCCGCAGGCGACTTCATTGGCATCAATCAGAAAATGGAAGGTCAAGACCTTCAAGCCATAAGGAAAGGCACCGCATCAGCACAACCTCTAACTGTTTCATTTTGGGTCAAGTCCAATAAGTCAGGCACTTACATTTGTGAGTTATTTGATGCCGATAACAACAGGTCTATTTCTCGTGCTTATGTAATCAATGCCACTGGCACGTGGGAATACAAAACGGTGACGTTCACTGCTGATACAACAGGTGTGTTGGATAATGACAGCAATCTCAGTATGGAAATCAACTGGTGGTTAGCCGCAGGAAGTACGTTTACCAGCGGCACGTTGGCAACATCTTGGGCATCATTGAATAATGCCAATCGTGCTGTTGGTCAAGTCAATCTCGCCTCTGATGTCAATAACTATTGGCAGATGACTGGTATTCAGATGACTATTGGAAGTGTGGCAACACCATTCCAGTTCAAGAGTTATCAACAAGAGTTGGCTGAATGTCAACGGTATTACTGGAAATGGGTGAGCAAAAACAATGGCGATTTGTATGTGTCCGTGTATCAACCAGCGAGCACCCCATTCTATTATTTGATTCCTATGCCTGTCACAATGAGAGCAAGACCTAACTCGGCATCATTGAGTGGTTCCGTGTCATACGTCAACACACCTGCTTATCCAAGCGTCTATGACCGTGGTGACAGTTGGTTGATACTCGTTTCAACAGTCAATAGCGGTGTTAGTGCGGCAAACCAGAGTGTATGGTACTCCGTGAGTGGAAGCACCACTCTGATTCAGGACGCTGAACTCTCATGATGTTCTTTACCAAACAAACAGATGTTATTGCTGTAAGCGACGATGCCTCGTTTCATTTTGACCCAACAGTGGACAACGCCATCAGCAGACAGTATGCGGAATGGCTTGCCGAAGGTAACGAGCCGCAAGAATGGCAAACAGAAACGGACGGTGAGTAATGGCTGGCGCAGGCATCAAACTCTTTACTGATGGCAGTATTCTCACCGCCGCACAGGTCAACACTTATTTGCAAGACCAAGTCATCATGCGTTTCGCTAACTCAGCGACTCGTGATGCGGCGTTTGGTGGTGTTGGCGAACCACTGTTGGCGGAAGGCATGTTCTGCTATCTGGACGACACGAACACGTTGCAGTCATACAACGGCAGTGCATGGGTCAATGTTGTCAACTCAACCAATCCACCAGCGGTTGAACTTGTTACAGGAATTACATGTTCATCAGGTGGCACTGCCGCAAATGGTGTTGTCACAGTAGGTTCAGCGCAAACAAGCGTTACTATCGGTAATGCATTTAGTTCCACGTATCAGGACTATCGCATTGTGTACACAGGTGGTGTTGCCAATACCAGTTTGTATCTCTCATTGACCCTTGGCTCAGCAAACACGGGCTATTACGGCAGTTTGTATGGCGCAAGTTATGGGGCAGGAACACCAATTGGTATTGGAATCAATAATGGCTCGGCATGGTTGTATGCAGGATTGGCAACAACGTCATACACACAACTTGATTGTGACGTATTCATGCCAAACTTGGCACGAAATACCAACATCAGTTCCAAGTGGTCATTCAACCTCACCAACATCGGCTATTCCACTTTCACTGGTGAACATGCTGCATTGACACAACACACTGGATTCACAATCACGTCCACAGGCGGAAACATGACAGGTGGAATCATTCGTGTGTATGGGTACAGAAACAGTTTGTGATGCGTTGGCTGGTGTTTCTGCCAGCAGCGATTTTGGCTCTCTACTCAACAACTGTTGAGGCACAACAGAACACAAGTGGCGTGACCGTCACCGTGTGGGACAATCGCACACCGTGGAATGAATACAACAATGCACCACCGTTGCCACCAACAACGTTGATTGCCGGCATTGTCACGCAGGAAAACATCGTCAACAACTTTGATTCACAACCGTTGTTTGGTTTGCGTGAGGATTTTGTTGTCAAGTACGAAGGTCATCTGACTCGTGAGACAACGGGGGCGGTGCAGTTCTACGCACCAGCCGATGACGGCACACGATTGTTTGTGAATGACGTGCAGGTGACGGACGATTGGTACGACAAGGGCGGTGGCGGTTCTGTGTCTGCGCCTGTGATGTTTGAGGCAGGCGTGTCACAGCCGTTCACGTTGTGGTTCTATGAGAACGGTGGCGGTGCGTGGGTGCAGTTGTGGTGGCTTGTGGACGGTGTGTGGGAGATTGTTCCTGCGTCGGCGTTCACAACACAGCCTGTATCAACAACCAGCACAACGAGTACCACAACCACACTGCCAGTGACCACCACAATCCAAACAACAACCACTGTGCAAGTTGTGCCAACCACTCAACCAGTTGAGCAGTCAACAACAACAGAACCCATGCCAACGAGTACAGAAACAACGTCCGTCCAAACGACGACGACCGTGGCAACAACGACAACCGATTACCAACCGAGCGTCAGCACGGCGATGCCGAGCAGTACACAACCAACCGCAACGATTGACAACACTGTTATTTCTTCCACGTCAACCAGCGTAGCAGGCACAACT